TATGCCTATGCGTAACCTTTTATCAATACTCGCAGCAGTCGGAATTGGAGTCTACGCCTTTTTCGGAATACAAGAAAGGCTTAACAATGTTGAGACGCGAAGCACACTCATGGAAGCCGACCTCACAAAAAACACGGAATTCCGCATAAAATGGCCTCGTGGTGAATTAGGGTCTTTGCCCGCGGATAGTCAGCAGGATTTATTAATTGAATTTATGGCATCTCAGCTTGAGCACATGCAGGAAGAAATGGAGTCAATGATGTCAAATTCAGTGAATATAAAGAGAGCACAGCAGGATATAGAACGTTTAATGGGGGACGTGGAGAAGCTCAAGGATAAACTAAGGGAGGCGAATAATGGAAATTATTAGCGTTATATTAATGTTCGTTTTCGGGAACATGAATGACCAAGAAAATAGAATGACACAGTATGTGCCCATGGAATCACTATCCTCATGCATGAAGGAAGTAAGACTGCTCAAGAAAAAGAACACAGGTTATGACAAGGATGCTTTTTGTGGCCCCGGTATTGTTGAAATTAAAGACGGTGAAGTAATTGCCCTTTATAATGAAATACCAGCCGGTGCAACAATGGTGAAGGAAGATATAAGCAAGGAAGCATTCACTAGGTGGAGCTTACGAGCAAAAGAAAAATGGGATAAAGATTAATGGGCATTGAGTATTTTATTGATCCAAGTGTAAGAGCTAGGTTTGGTCCTGTTATTAAAGGGGCCGCTGATCTTTTTAGAACTCCGGATCCAAAACAAAGTTACAAAAGGTTAATGACCACCGGAGCAAATATAAATAGGACTGCGGCTTTAGGAAATTACCTTTCAGATTTACTTGCTTTTGGATTAGATGCAGGAGGAATAAAAGGAGCTAGTGTAATATCTAAATTATCTAGAGCAGGGACTAAAGGAGGAAAATTTCTTGATGATGTAATTAAAAACTACACAACACCTTTAAACAAAGTTCTAGCGAAAATAGGCGATGAAAAAATATCAACCATGACCAACAGAGAGTTAACAGAATATATAAATAAAAATTATGATTTAAATGTAAAGTCTGGAACAATAGCGAATAAAAAATTAAACACAATTTCTGAACAAGGACTAGGAAAACAAAAATTAAAAGAAGCTTTTGCTTCTATAGACAATCCAGAAAAGTACAGTGTAGATGAATTACTTGCTCTACCTCAAATACAAAAAGTTGTAACTGAAAATAACATAAATAAAAATTTATTTAGTAAATATAAATCTCAGTTTGGAATTACACAAACTAAAAAAAGGAGAACAAAACCATTTTTTTTGGATGAAGCAAAGGTTGATGAAAGTAAAGTAATTGAATTTGTTAAAAGTAATCCTAGTTCTACTAACAAACAAATACAAGCTCAGTTTCCAAAACTGAAAAATGTACCAATACAAACAATACAAAATTGGAGAGATAAAAACAATTTAAAAATAGTTTTTTTAAAAACGATAAATAAAACAATTTTAGAAGCAAACAATCCTAGACTACAAAAACAATTAGATTTTGTTCCTCAAACCAGCGATGTTTTACCATCAAATATTCCAATTAAACATAAGGATGCTTTTTCCGAAATTGTTACAATAAATAAAAAATCTGGACCTTTGGATATGATAAGAACAAAGATAATTCAAGCTCACGGTATAGGTGAAGGTGGTATTTCAAATACAAGTGAAGAAATAATAAAATCAAAAATAGCTATGATACCAGATGAATTTTTAAAAGATGAAAAATTACCTCAGTTTTTTTTAACAAGATCTGGAAATATAGCACATAGAAAAATAGAAAATAATTTAGTTTTATCTTTAGTAAAAAAATATAAATTACTGGGTCATGAGTTTGTAGATGGATCTTGGAAACAAACAAAAAAAACAAGATTATTAAATCCTAAAAAAAGAATAAAAGTGAAAAAATTAGAGAATGAAATTGCAGAGTATCAAGAGGAGTTAAATGAATTAGATGCCTATACTCTTTTCTATAATCCAATAAAAAAGAAAATGGTCACACATGGAAAACCTTTATCAGAAATACCCGGACTTAGTAATTTACTAAATCAAGTCAAAAGCGGAACGAAAAAGTTAAGATATGGTGGAATGGTAGGAATTAACCAATTAATTCGTCCTTTAGGAAATTTTTAACCCCACAGTTAAGTGAGAATAAAGAAAACAGGCCTTGAGTAGGATAACCCTTCACAAAACCTGTTTCCTGCACTGAGGGCCTTAAAAACAGTGTTTAAATGGATTTAGCCCTTTTTGATGTCAATTGTGCGTGGTTTTTCCGATTCTGGAATTTCACGGTGGTATTTTATACTTAACATGCCATCTTTTAGTTTTGCACCGTCAACAATGATCTGTTTATGAAGCTGAAAGCTTTTGGTAAAGCTTCGGTTCGAGATTCCTTTGTGAAAAAATTCTTCTGAATCTTTATCCTCTTTGCATCCATGCACACTTAAAGTGTTTTCTTTTACTTCGACCTTTAAGTCCTTTTCAGCAAATCCCGCAACAGCGAATTCAATGACACCTAAGTCATCTTTTTCTTTTATATTGTAGGGTGGATAAGTTGATACTCTTCTGAAGTTATCAAAAAAGTCATTGTGAAAACCAAGAAAATGGTTACGTATAATATCTAGCTCGTTCATATTAACCTCCTATTAAAGCAAGATTACATGGACCCTTATGGCGTCCATAGATTATATATAAACTATATTAACCACTTTTTCAAGTCTTCTCCTAAAACTTTTGTTGCTAAATTAATCTTTCCTCGTAAATTCTTGACAATGTACTCATCTATCGTCCCCTCTGATATAAGATCAATATAGGTTACTTTCTTTGTTTGGCTGATACGGTGTGCCCGGTCTTCTGATTGCAGTCTAATTTCTAAATCGTAACTATTGCTGTAATATACAACAGTATGACTAGCAGTGAGAGTGAGACCATACCCCCCGGTTTTAGGATTGCCAACGAAAAATCGTAGATTGCTTTCTCGATCTTGGAAGCGGCTAACAATATCTTGGCGGTCGCGATCAAGAGTATCGCCAAAGAAAGATTCCACGGCGTCCGCTCCATATCGTTCCGAAAGAATTTTTGTAATTTCTTTAATGTCATGACGGTATACCGCCCAAATAATAACTTTTCCATCGACCTCCTCCAGTATGTTTAATAGTTCTGTTATTCTATTATTTTTTAACGGTCGCACTTCGCCGTCGTCCGTTGCTAAATGACCGCATGTAATTTGATGCAGTCTAATTAATTGTGCCAGCGCACTAGCCGCCGTTGTTTGTGAACCCCGCAATTCTGTCAAAGCATGTTTCTTCATTTCGGTGTATGCTTTTAGTTGTTCGGGTGTTAAAGATATAGTACGTTTCATATAAACTTTATCCGGTAAATCTAAACAATCTTCTTTCAATACGCGGTACGAAAACTTTTCTAGCTTAGAATTGAGTTCATCTAGTCGTATGTATCCTGTAACTAATTTAAAACTGTGACTGCCTACATTACGATCAATCATCATTGCGTAACGATTTTTAAACGTGTAGTACGAAGAAAAATCCAAGTAATACGGATCTAAAAAATAGCACTGTGTATATAAATCTAATGGACTTTTTGTCACTGGTGAGCCTGTCAGTATTCGTCTATACTTCGCATAATCTCGTAGTTTCAAAACGTTTTTGGTTCTTGACGCTGTGGGTGATTTTATGGTTGTTGATTCGTCAATCGCCATTAATGCAGAATGTGAGAGTAGAAATTTTTCAGCTATTTTTAGCCCTTTTTTCGTACTAAAGGCTTCTATATTCATTAAGAATATAACTAATTCTTCTTCGTGTTTAAATAATTTTCTATTTTCCGTATCCTGTTTTTTTGTTTGAGAGGGCGACCATGTCACTACATTATACAAAACATGTTCTGGCATGTGTATAGGTATTTCTTGTCTTTCCCAGTTACGATAGACACCTTTGGGTGCGATAATTAACGCCGCATTAATTTTACCTTTATCATAAAGCATGGCAATATTATCAACCAATACTTTGGATTTACCTGTACCCATTTCCATAAATAGAGCATAGTTTTCTTTGTTATGACTTGCTCCCAACGCATGTAACTGATGCTCGTATGGCTCTGTTTTAAATTTATAATCCATAATGTCGTCCTTCTTTAATTCTTATTTTGTAAATAACACTTGCCAAAAGTATTGTCAACCGTTATAGCCATTTGAAAGGAGAAAGAATGGTTAAAATAACAGATATAAAATATTTAGCGAGTTCTTCAGAAGAAAAAGAAGTTATAACAGAAGAAAAAGGAATAGTATATGTTGTCCAAGAGGTAACAGGTAGAAATATTCTGAGCGCCGAAAAATTTGGTAAGCTAGAATTATTATTACCAGAAGGCTCTCAATTGGTTTTAAGTGTTGGACCAACGGTGAAAAGATTAACATATAGATTAAGAAAATTTAATGATAACGATTATTTATTGTTAATGGGAGACCCTGTGGCTATTGGTATCGCGTGCGCTGTTGCTGCGACAAATAACCGCGGGCAATTTAAATGCTTGAAATGGGATAGAAGAGAGTATAAATACTATCCTGTAGAAGTTAACTTATACGAGAGAGGAGAAATTGATGAGTAACTTATTAGACGAAATGGAAAGTGATATAAAAACGCCAACGATCGGTGATAATTCTTTAAAAGAAATGGCTGATTTGTGCGCGGAACAAGCATCACTTCAAGAAGAAATGAGACAGTTAGAAGAACAGTTAAAAGCAAAAGCAAAATCTGTTCGTAAATTGTCACAAGAAATAATTCCGGCAAAAATGCAAGAATTAGGATTGGAAAGTTTGACATTAAAAGATGGCTCTTCTGTAGAAGTAAAACAATTAGTGCAAGCCGCTATTCCTGTACCTCGTCGTGAGGAAGCATTTAAGTGGCTTCGTGATAGAGGACATGGAGATTTAATTAAAAATGAAATTCTTACGTCTTTCGGTATGGGTGAAGATTTTATTGCAAATGAATTTATTGACAAAGTAAAATCATTAGGATATCAACCCGTACAGAAGCTATCGGTTCACTCCATGACTCTCAAAGCATTTGTTAGAGAACAAATCGCGGAGGGTAATGATTTACCGATGGACACTTTCGGAGTCTTCGTGGGCGCCGAAACAAAAATAAGTAAAACGTAAAAGGAGAAACATTATGGCAAACGCTAATGTTGCAAAAAAAGAAAGTCAATTACCTGCACTAAGTCTAGATACAATGGAAGGGGACGCACACAGCGGCCTTGAAAATATTTCACAAGATGACTTAGCGACACCAAGACTAAAAGTCTTGATGCAGTTATCACCAGAACTAGAAGACCTAGAAGGCGCTAAAGCCGGAATGATCTATAATACAGTGACAAATGAACTGTATGATGGAGCAGTGGGTATTCGTGTTCTACCATGTGCGTATCAACGTCAATACGTTGAGTGGGCTGACAGAGGACAAGGATCGGGTGCTCCGATTAATGTCTATGATGCTTCAAGTGACATCTTGACAAAAACAACACGCGATGAAAATAATAAAGATCGTTTAGAAAACGGTAATTACATTGAAACGTGTGGCAACCACTATGTACTACTTGTTGGTGACAATGGAGATGCAACTCCGGCGCTACTTACAATGAAAGCTACACAGCTTAAAAAAAGTAGAAAGTGGAACTCTATGTTACTTAATCTCAAATTAAACGGTAAGAATGGACTATTTACTCCACCATCTTACAGTCACTACTATCGCCTCAAAACGACAAAAGAGGGCAACGATAAGGGTAACTGGTATGGTTGGGAAGTTAGTAGAGAGTCTCAACTTGAGGACGCTAACCTTTATAATGTCGCTAAAAGCTTTGCTGAAAGCGTAAATAAAGGAGAAGTTAAAGTCAAGTATGAGGAAGAATCTTCTACTGATCAAAAAGTTCCGTTTTAACTAAACACGGGGCGGCTTATCCGCCCCTTTTTAATTATGAGAGAATATGGACGAGAGAGTAAAAAAATTTAAGAGTATATTTTATGGATTAGACCGTGCGTATGGTCAATATAAAAGTGATGGACAATCGGTAAATGGAAAAGCCGGTGGTCAAGCGTATATATTAAAGAAACCAGTTGTTGATCAATTATGGATTGATCATTTAGATAAGAAAGAACCAAGTCTTGGTATTATACCAATAAGAGATGATTCAACATGTATATGGGGCTGTATTGATATTGATACATATCCTTTAGTTCATAAAAATATTGTAAGAAAAATAAGAGATTTAGAATTACCTTTGGTTATGTGTAAATCAAAGAGTGGTGGTGCACACGTATTTTTATTTTTAAAAGAACCCGTGCAAGCGAAGTTGGTTCGTGATAAACTACAAGAATGGGCAGGAGAATTAGGTTATGCAAATTGTGAAATATTTCCAAAACAAATTGAGATACAAGCGGATCGTGGAGACACTGGAAACTTTCTTAATCTTCCCTATTTCGGTGGTGATGATTCTATGCGTCATGGCTTTAGCGATGATGGTAGCGGGGCTAGTCTGGACGTTTTCTTTTCTTTATATGATACTTATTGTACGACCGAAAAAGATTTAAAAGAATTTAAAGTTAAACGAAAAGAGATACCAGAATTAAATGATGGTCCACCTTGTCTATCAACATTAATGTCACAAGGAATACCGCCGGGTGGAAGAGATAATACTTTATATCAATACGCAGTATACGCAAAAAAGAAATGGCCGGATGATTGGTCAGCAAAGATAGAAGAATTTAATCATAAGTATATGGAAACACCGTTGCCGGCACAACAAGTTGTTAAAACAATAAGACAGCATGAGAAAAAAGATTATAAATATAAATGTAAAGATCAACCTATGTGCGCTGTGTGTTCTTTAAATATATGTAGAGGAAAACAATATGGTATAGGTAATTCTTTTGATCATCAAGTAAGTGATTTAACAAAATTTGAAAGTGATGAATCAATTTGGTTTTTAAATATTAATGGACGAAGACTTAAATTAAATACGGATCAGTTATATGATCAACATAAATTTCGAAAAGCATGTTTAAATGAAATTAATGAAATGCCTAATATGATGAGACCTAATGATTGGGATAGTCGTATACAAGTATTATTACAAGATTTTGAAGTTATAAAAATGCCTGCAGAGATTACAAAGACAGGTAGATTTGAAAATTTACTTTCTCATTTTTTAGAGGATCAAGGAGAAGCGGAACATATAGATGAAATAGATATGGGAAAAGCTTTATTTGAGGAAAAAGAATATGAAGAGAAAGATGGTAAAGTTAGAAAAGAAACCGCTTATTTTAAATCAGAATGGTTACAAAAGTTTTTAAAGAAGAATGATTTTAAAGATTTTAATACTACAGAAATGACAGCGCATATTCGAAACAAGTTAGGTGGAGGAGATATAAGACGTAAGGTAAAAGGTAAAACAGCGTATCTTTGGTATGTACCTTGGACGAAGAAAAATAATGAAGAATATAAAACACCAGACATGGGAGAGGATACACCGTTTTGAGAAACATTATATTTGGACCACCGGGCACAGGTAAGACAACGCACTTACTACGTATAGTAGAAAAAGAGTTGCGTGAAAATAAAGTTAATCCTAATAAGATTGCGTATCTTGCTTTTACTAATCAAGCGGCTGATGAAGCTTTATCACGAGCTATTTCACAATTAAATTATAATACAAAAGATTTTATGAACTTTCGTACACTGCACAGTTTAGCATACAGAGAGTTACATTTAAAAGAAGAAAACATAATGAGTGATAATGATTATAATTTTTTATCAAATAAATTACAGATAAAATTAAGTAATCCTAATAAAAATGTGAAAGCATACGGTACGAGTTTTCCCGATGATGTATTCATGCAAGTAATTGATGGAGCAAAAGTAAGAGGACTTACGACAGAAAACTTTTTTAATGATCCTAGCATAGGACATTTGCCGGGCGGTATTTTAAAATTAAAATACATTGATGAAGCATTAATTAAGTACAAGCGGGCAAGAAATAAATACGACATGACAGACATGATTGTTGATTTTAATCAAAAACATTATGACACTATGCCAAATTTTGATGTGGTGATTATTGATGAAGCACAAGATTTAAGTTGGCTACAATGGAAAATGGTAGAGCGCATTGTAACGAATGCAAAGCGTGTCTATGTAGCAGGTGATGATGATCAAGCAATTTATCGTTGGGCGGGTGCAAGACCAGAATACTTAATGAATATGGAAGGAACACGAACCATATTAAATGAATCATATCGCCTGTCAAAATTAATTCATGAAAAGGCTGATAAACTTATCAAGCGTGTACAAGATAGAGTGGATAAAGAATGGACAGCACGGGATGAAAAGGGACAAGTAAATATTTATCCTGTTGAACAATTACAAAAAATGAAAGAAGGTAACTGGCTTATTCTTGCAAGAGACAGATATCGTTTAGATACATTAGAAGAAGATTTACGAATTTATGGTTATTATTTTGCGCGAGGAGATAGAACATCTATTAATAAGCGCGTACAAGACGCTGTTCTTGCGTGGGAAGATGTACGCAAAGGAAAGTCACTTAATATAAAAAGAGTTAAATCATTTTATAATTATATTAAAACAGGTACAGGCGTTGCAAAAGAACACAAAGCGATGAAGAATGTTGATAAAGAAAAGTTATTTACTTTTGATACATTAACAGCGGACTATGGATTGAAAGTCGATAAAGAATTGCCTTGGTTTAAGGCTCTAGAAAATATTGAGCCTCAGAAAAAAACATATGTCCGTATGTGTTTACGTCGTAAAGAAAACATTAGACGCGAACCACGGATCAAACTATCAACGATACATGGATCAAAAGGTGGTGAAGCAGACAATGTTATGTTATTGACTGATTTGTCTCGTAAGACAGATGCAGAGTATTGGCGAAAACGAGATGAAGAAAGACGTGTATTCTATGTGGGAATGACGCGTGCAAGAAATACTTTGAACATTGTGCGATCACAATCGGATAGAGAATTTACGGAGGCTTTTTAATGTCCTTTAATATAAATACAGCGCTAAAGCAATTGGATGTAAGTCTGAAGCAAGTGCAAAAAATTAAGAATGAATTACCAAAGTTAAAGCGTGAAAACGTGGAACAATATTTAAAAATTTTAAAAATTGATTTGCAGTTGTTGCGTCAAGATTTACAATTTATGAAACAGAAACAGGAGAAAGATGGACAGTAGAGAATATTTAGAAAAAACTCTTAAAGTAATAAAAGGACCAAGAGAAAGAGATTATGGCGATAAGTACATGAACCATGTTAATATTTCTAAGTTATGGAGTGATTATTTAAGTTACGAAATATCTCCTCACGATGTGGCTATATGTATGTTGCTTGTTAAAGTAGCAAGATTAAAGCATAGACCAACAGAAGATTGTTATGTAGACATGGCGGGATATGCGGCCATTGCCGGAGAAATAGAAGATATAACGCAAGAACTATTAAATAAGGAAAGCTAATGACACAAATACCTTTATTTCAGCCACCAAGTGAGTGGACTCCTCCAGAAGATATACCTAATTTATCCGATGCTAAAGAAATTGCTGTCGATTTAGAAACATATGATCCGGATTTAAAAACAAAAGGTCCGGGTTGGGCTATTGATAATGGATATATAGCTGGTGTGGCTATTGCTGTGGAAGGTTGGAAAGGGTATTTTCCTATACGTCATGAGGGTGGTGGTAATTTTGATGAAGCCATACTTAAAAGAAAAGTACAAAAGATTATGGACTTGCCTTGTGATAAAATTTTTCACAATGCCAGTTATGATGTAGGGTGGTTACGTTGGTGGGGAGTAGAAGTAAAAGGAAAAATTATTGATACACTGATTGCCGCTCCACTAATAGATGAAAATAGATTTCGGTATTCACTAAACGA